TATTACTGCTGCTGGATTTATTGTTCCAGCTATGTTTCCTAGTATACCTAATGGTAAGTCAGCTAAAAAATTTGATAGATATGCAAATATGTATGATGAACAAGACGCATTTGCTGCTGGTACTACTGGTGCTGCTGTACCAAGAAGTAGCAGAATAATGACAGAAGCAGAAATTCAAGAAATGAATAAAATAGCTCCTACTGGATTAGGTGTGTTTGGAGAACAAGGGCCATACAATCCTGTGTTTAGAGTTATGAAACAAGGAGTAAGTGAAGCTCAAGAAATGATGGAAAGAATGTTAGAAATTCCTTTATTTCAAAATAAAAATTTAAAAGATATTATTACAAGACCAAGTGTAGAACGAAAAATTAAAATGCGTTATGCTCCTTTAGTTGTTACAACTACTAAAAAAATAGAAGCTGCATATAATAGTTATTTAGCTAGACAAGGAGCTAAAAGTCAAAACTTTTTAGAAAGAAGTTTAGATACAAAATTTGTAAAAAACAAAGCATATATGACCCCTAAAGAATTTAGGCAACAAATTTGGGAATATAAAATGGGAGCAAGGTATGGAACACAAACAGTATTTGATGAAGATGTAATTACTGCCTCAAAAGCTATTGATGATTTTTATAGAACAATAGGTAAAGAATATGACAGTTTGCAAATACCACAAAAAGCAATGCAAAAACATATTGATTTTTTACAACAAATTTTAGCTAAAACTAAAAATCGTAAAAAAAGAGAAGATATGATTTTACAAATTGCTAAAATGGAAAAACGATTAGAATATGTAAAAAAGAATGGATCTTTAATAGATAATTATATTAATGTTGTTTATCGTAGAGATGTTATTGAAGCTAATTATGATAAGTTTGTAAAAACTTTAGGTATGGCTTTACGAGAAAGAAATCCAGCAATTACACAAGATGAAATATTAGATATTGCAGAAGGGTTTAAACAATATCAACCAGTAATAGCTATGCCTAATTTAGCAGATGAATTAAGAATAGCAGCTGGAAAAGGAACTTCGGCTGACATTGATGGATATATAGAAAAAATAAATAAAATATCTAATCGATTTAAACAACGAACAATTAATATTGATTACAGACATTTAGCAAAAGAAGGTTTTATTGAAACCGATACACAAACATTAAATAAAATGTATTTTAATCAAACAATTCCTGACATTGAAATTACTAAAGCATTTGGTGATCCTATGGGATTTGGAACAAACTATATTCCAAAACAAAATCAAATGGGAATAAAACAAATTGCTGAAGTATATGACGAAATGATTATAGCTGCTAAAACTCCTAAACAAGCTGAAGCATTAGAAATACAAAAAAATAAAATGTTAAAAGATTTAGATGCTGGTATACATTTATTAAGAGGTACTTACGGATTAGCAGAAGATCCAAATAGATCTGTTAGCAGAGGTATTAGATTAATGAAATTGTATAATGCAATGACTATGCTTACTGGTATAGCTCAAACAGTAGATGTTGCTAGATTAGTAATGATTAATGGTATGGGAAAATCTTATAAAATTTCTTGGGATTTATTAACAAGTGGTTACTTTAAAGAAATATATAAAATGAATTTAAAGACTACTCAACTTGGTGGTGAATCTTTAGATATGTTTGCTAGTACAAGAGCTATGGCTATGTATGGTTTAGATGATGCTTTTGGTGTGTTTAATAAATTTGAACGAGGAGCTAGTAGTATGGGTAATTTATATTTTACTTATTTAAATTTATCTAACCCTTGGAACACAGCAGTAAAAAATATTGCTTCTCTATATAATGGTACAAGAATATTTGAAACAATAGAAAAACAAATACTTACAGGTAAAATATCTAAAGTAAATATGGCTAGATTAAGAAGTATGGGTATTAGTGATTCTATGGCAAAAAGAATATATAAACAATATACTCAATACGGTTATGGAGTTAATGCTAGAAAATGGACAGCTAATGGAGATACATATAAATCTTTACGAGTAGCTAATTCTGATGAATGGGTAGATAAAGAAGCAGCAGAAGTTTATCATCAAGCAATAGGTAAACAAGCTAATATTGATATTGTTACTCCAAGTAAAGGTGATGTGCCTTTATGGGCAAATACAGAAATAGGTGGTATGCTTACACAATTTAAAAAATTTGGAATGGCTGCTACTCAAAGAATATTACTTAGAGGATTACAAGAAAAAGACGCTAACTTCTTTAGTGGAGTATTATTATTATTAGCTGCTGGAGCTGGTGTAGATGCATTTAGACAAAAAGCATTTAATAGAGATTATTCTAAAAAACCATTTGGTCAAAAAATTGTAGATGCATTTGATAGATCAGGATTAGGTGGTATTTATTCTGATATAAATAATGCTATTGAAAGATTAGGTAATAATGAAATAGGATTAAGACCATTATTAGGAGCTAAAAAACCTTATGGTACTTATAGAGATATATTTAATAATCCTGTACCAGATGTTCTTGGGCCTACTGCTAGTCAAATAGCTAATATATCAGATATTATGTGGACTTGGGGTAGTGGTAAGTACAATCATCACACAGCTAGGAATGTGCGTAGACTTTTACCTTTTCAGAATGTATGGTTTTTAGATTCATTATTTGATGAGATAGAAGAAAAAGGACTTAGATGAGTATAACAATATCAAATACTAGTGCTAGAATACAATATACAGCTTCTAGTAGTCAAACTACATTTTCTGTACCATTTGAATTTTTTTCAGATGCAGATTTATTAGTTATACATACTAACTCAGGTGGAGTAGATACCACATTATCACTATCTTCTAATCCAACATTAGTAACTCAATATTCTGTATCTGGTGCTGGAGAAACTGGTGGTGGTAATATTACATTAGGATCAGGAGCTACTGCTGGAGATACCTATACTATTCAAAGAAATTTAGCTTTAGAAAGAACTACAGATTTTCCTACATCTGGTACATTTCCTATAGAAACACTTAATACAGAATTAGATAAAATTATTGCATTATTACAACAAGCAGAAGTAAAAATAAATTTAACTCCAAAAGCATCTTCATCTACATCTACAGCATTTGGTTTAACATTTCCAGAACTGGTCGCAAATAAACTATTAACTGTAAACAGTGCTGGTAATGCATTAGAATTTTCACAAGAAATAGGTAACTATAGAGGTAACTGGGCAGCAAGTACGGCATATGTTCAGAGGGATATTATCAAAGATACTACCAATGGTAATATATATATAATTAATACCAATCATACCTCAACGGGATCGCTACCTATCTCTACTAATGCTAATGCTTCTTATTATGATTTATTAGTAGATGCTGCTAGTGCTACTACATCAGCAAGTGCGGCAGCAGCTAGTGCTACAGCGGCAGCAAGTTCAGCAACAGCTGCGGCAACTTCGGCTACCAATGCAGCGACTAGCGAAACTAATGCGGCTACGTCTGCTACAACTTCTTCTACTCAAGCAACTAACGCTGCAACTTCAGCAAGTAATGCGGCTACATCAGAAAGTAATGCTTCTACAAGTGAAACCAATGCGGCTACATCTGCCACAGCTGCGGCTACGTCTGCAACTGCGGCTGCAAGTTCGGCTACATCTGCAAGTGGATCTGCAACAACAGCAACTACTCAAGCAAGTGCTGCTAGTACCTCTGCTACAAATGCGGCTACTAGTGCTACTAATGCCGCTACCTCAGAAACAAATGCAGCAGCTTCTGCAACGACTGCTACTACCCAAGCAAGTAATGCTAGTACTTCGGCAACTAATGCCGCAAGTTCTGCAACTGCGGCTCAAACTGCTCAAGCAGCAGCAGAAGCAGCAGCGGATAATTTTGATGATACATACCTGGGGGCTAAGTCATCTGATCCTAGTGTGGACAATGATGGTGACGCTTTGACAAATGGTGATTTGTATTTTAATACAACAAGTAACGAATTAAAAGTTTATAATGGCAGTTCATGGCAAGTAGCAGCTGTTGACGCTAGTACGTTAGCGACTAATGGTTTTGCAATAGCTATGGGCGTGGCTTTATAGGTTAGGAGAAATATGGCACAAAACTTTAGAAGATATACTGGTAATAATATCGGTGCTTCGCCATCTACTATTCTTACTGCTGATTCCTATGATACAATAGTGGGTATTCATGTAACCAATATTCATACATCTGCAATTAATGTTGATGTATATATAAATGATGGTGCTAACGATATTTACTTAGTTAAAGGAGCTCCTTTACCATTAGGCGGTGCTTTACAGATTTTAGGTACAGGAAAAGTAGTAGTACAGTCTGGTGACGCATTAAAAATTGTTTCAGATACAGCAGCAAGTGTTGACGCTTGGGTATCTTGTGTAGACGCAATAAGTACATAATATGGGATATATAGGATCACAACCAGCAACTAACTTTGAAACAGTTAGAAAACAGGTATCTACAACAAATAGTGGAACAACTATTACGTTAGATTATTCTGTTTCTAGTGTTCAAGATATATT